CTTGTATTCTTAGTTGCACATTCTGTTGAAGCACTACAGTTATTCCACCTTGTCATATAAGTTGGAGTGTTTACGTTTTCTGCTGTCGCACCACTGTACATTCTCTCAAAGTCACACATCTGGTACGCATTACAAACCCTTTCTTCAACAACCCATCTAGAATAGTATGAAGCTTGTGTAACATATACCGTAGCTGTCGTACTGTTGCACTTTATGAGGTTGATGATAAATTGACGTTCTGAACCAGTTTGATTATCATTTGCTCTGAATAGTACATAACCATCTTGTATCTGGAAACTATGAGCATTGACATTATTAATACAATCAGCACTTGCAATGCAACATGATGTTGGTATAGTTACATATTGGGCAGCAGAAGATATATTGTAGTACTGTCCTTGTGGCAAACATCTTGAAGGTGAAGGTGCTACCACTTCAACGTTAAACCTCTTGCCTTTATCGTCACAGTAATTCAAGATTACCTCATAGTTTAATGTTCCACTGGTTGTTGGCTCTGCAAAGTTACAAATCCTAACACTGTAATAGGTATTGGCTTCACCACTGATAGGGTATACCGTTATATCATTGCTGGTTGCTGACAGTGTAAAGAATGAATCACACTTAATACTATATGCCTTGCATTCACCGCTTTCTGTAAACGTTATTGTCTTTGGGATTGATGTTTCCATGCCACACTCCAATGGCTTACAGTACTTGCAGTTAAACAATATGTCACTAGAATAAGGATATGTACCAACAATGTGATACTCTTCATATTGGGATTCATAACCTTCAAGACACATGTAATTTCCCATTGGATTACCAAAGAAATCATACTCTTGCATGAGCAGATGCTTTGCTTGTTTGGTGTTTACACACTCATATTCATCTTGCACATATGCCCATGTGGTTCCAGTGGTATGAGAGTAAGGTACATCTTGTGGCATCCATATCAAATGTCCTTGGTCATGCAAGTCACTCAGCTTAATCTCAATGCTGTTAAACTGGGTATCACTTGCAGTCACAGTAAACGATGGTTGAAGACCATACCCGAATCCACAAGCAATGTTTGTTCCACATTTTGTCGATATTACAGCCGCATACTTGTTGTCTTGGAACTCTAGCAATGTATAATGCCATGATGACTTATAATCATCAAAGTTTATGTTAAACTTGACCTCATGACTGACGTTGTTGCCATCATATGTTTCTGTCAATGTTGCCGTATTCTTAAGGTACTTGACCAGCTTGAAGCCATCATTTGTGTAATACACCGCCTCATCATCAATCTTTGAATACTTTGTATCGTTTAACTCCAAATAATCAAATCCACAGTAGTTATAACCACTGCATGTCCTTGTATCTTCTGGGGTGAAATTCTGTACCCTCAACATCGGGAAATTGGACTTTGTTGAAACAACAAAATCGGTGTGGTTGCTAGTTGCATCCAGCGTATAGGTATACGTTAACTTGCAAGGAAATCTTGGATTCAATAGCCAATATGTTCCTTCCAAGTCCTTAACTATTACATATCTGTATTCAATGTCATCCTTGTTCATATACCCGTCCACAGAGAAATTGAGAGAATGCGTAAACTCAAATCTCTCGTCTAGTGTGTCACCTTCAGAAAGGGATAATGCATAGCACTCTATGGCTTGGTGTGTTCCTGCTGAATGAACATAATCCACAGTTCCATCAACGATTATTGAACCAATTGCAGATTCTGAGACAAAATAGACCATCTTGTCTAGCTTCTCAATGCTGTATCTGCAAGTAATGCTTTCATAATTTGTTACACTCATACTGTTTAATATATATAAAATAACATTTAACTAAACATAGAAAATATGGAAAAGATAATCAAAATGAATGGCTACGTTTATTCGTATAATTTGAATGACAAGAAAGGATTTGAAACGTACTATAACCTAGGAAAGGATATTGATGACCCAAGATGGAAAGAAGGTGAAGACCTTGAAATTGTAGAAAAGGGTGATATAATTGAAGTTCTTCCAAAGAAAGGTAAAAGAAAATCTGAAGATTGATGTCTTCAGATTTGTTTTTTTAATAAAATTTATATATATTTGCAAAAGTTAACTTTAATCTAATTAAACATGGAAAATACCAAGATTTGCTCCAAATGTGGTAGGGAATTGCCACTAGAGTGCTTTAGCAAATGTAAACGAATGAAAGATGGCTTGCAGCCTTATTGTAAGGAATGTAACAAACAATACAACAAGCAATGGCGAGCTGATAACGCTGAAACTAGAAGGCAGTACAAGAAACAGTACGACGCTGAATACTATGCTACCATTGAAGGCTATGCTAGAAGTATTAGGTATGGTAACTTGCGAGCTGATAGAAATCAATGTAGGATTGGAGCTGAGGAAGACCCACTACCAACGATTGAAGAGTACATTCACTTACTATCGCAACCAGACTATTACGATGGCAAACAGTACCATTGGACAGAAATGGGACTTGATAGGATTGATAATACAAAACCGCATACGTTAGATAATGTAGTACCATGCAGCACTAAGAACAATAAGCGTAGACAGAAAATGAATTTTGAAGAGTTTTGCGCTGTTATGAATAAAAAAGAGTGAGGGGTTTGTCCCTCACTCTTTCTTTTTGCCTTAATACATTCAAATTACTCTTCGCCCTTAACTTTAGCAATTGCATTTTCGTTCAATGGATATACGCTTTCAGCGACATTAGCGCTCAAAGTAACAGTTATACCATTAGAATCTTGACCACCAGCTGTAGACTGAGCTGAAGCCTCAAGTCCCACCTTATTACCTAGCATAAGCCACTCACCGTCAGCAGTTACAACAACTGCGATGAAACGTCCAAGTGATAAAGCATCTACTGGGCATACCTTATCCTTATCATACTTACCATTTAGACTAAAGGTCAAGGTGTGTGTACGGTACTTTCTGCCATTGTCCTCAACTACCAACTCATCAGTAAAGGATACTGAATTCTTAGCTGGCTCAATATGATAGAACTTTGCAGAACCAGAAAGGGTAATAGCAGTTATAGTAACACCACTTGCACAGTCATATGCACTTTGGGCAGTTGTCACATCGTTGTAGTTGGCAATATAAATGTCCTTAACCTCTGGAAGTGAATATTCGCAAGTGCTAGCTCTAAGCAAATCTTTAGATAAATTACAAACAGCCATAATATTATAGTTTTATTTAAGTTTTAATTATTTTTCTTTTGTTAATGGAAGGATGACCGAATTATCACCCTTCCACATCAGATGTATATATGTTGTGTTGACAAATGAGTCAATTTACACCTCTGAATATACAAACAACTCTGGCATTATGATACCAACTGCAATGTTAGAAATTGCAAGAACTCTAAACATGTTGTCACCAGTAGAGTTACGCATGTCGATGAGCTTGTACTCAAGATGAGAATCATAAGTATCGAAGCCTAAAACAAGATTTCTAGCTGGACCAAAGATGATGGTGTTCTTAGACTGCATGGTTGGAACAATCTCATAACCCATTACGAAAATACGACCATCTTGACGAGCGTAGTTTGCAAATACAGCGTTTACGCTATTTGGGCAACAAACCTTACCAAGAGCAACCTCAAGAACTCTCAAGTCTGCATGGTTCATGAAGACCTTATAACCTTCAGTGTCAACCTCGTTGTTGTTTGCAACCTCAATACCCTTAAGGATAACAGCCTCAACTTGAGCAATTACGTTGTCAACAGTAACAGCAGCACCAGTAATCTTGGTAACACCAGTGTTCTCATGAAGCTTCTTCTCAATACCATCAGTAGCTTTCAAATAAGCCTTTGTGGTAGCTGTACGAGCTGTATCACCACCCCAGAAAATCTCTTGATATTCCTTAGACATCTTTCTACGAAGCTTGTCAAAGTACCAATCACCAAAAGTCTGAGGAATTCCACCTCTCAATGAGATTTCAGTCTGGTCAACAAGGAATGTATTCCAGAATGTGTCGTAGCAGTTCTCTTGGTTAACCTTGATAGCTGCTGGCTCAATGAATGCCTCTGCAAGAGAAGCAGCTCCCGCTGGAGTGAAAGGACAAGTATATACTTGCCAAGCATCACCGATTTCACCAGTGTATAACTTAGTCTTACCCTTTACACCGTCCATGAAAGAAATTCCATACTGGCGAAGGTCAATATCATAGATGTCCTTTGAGAAAATCTCTTGCGCTTCTTTACCACAGTATGTCAAATTTGATAAATCAATGAAATTAGCCATAATTAATTATAGTTTTTTAATTTAGTTATTTTCTTTATTTTAAACATAGGTTTAATTCAGTGACCTTAAAGGTACTTAGCCATTTGTTCCCTCCAAGCTGAATAAGTGCTTGATACATTAGGCTTTGCATTTGTGTTGACTGGTTGAACACTTGGCTGTTTCTCCAATGTTTTAACCTTACCCTTCAACTCTGCATTCAAGCCTTTTAATGCTTCGATTTCTGACTTCATTGAGTTGATTAACTCTTCAAGGTGCTTGGTGTCCTCCTTTGGAGCTTCCGTTGGTTTCTCTTCCTCAGTTGGTTTAGGCTCTTCAGTTGGTTTAGGTTCTTCAACTGGCGTTTCAACCTTTGGCTCTTCAACTTTTGGAGCTTCCGTTGGCTCTAAAGTTGGCTCTGCTGGAGTTTCAACCGTTGGTTCATTTGGTGTTTGTTCTGCCAATGCCTCTGGCTCTATGGGTTCAATTTGGTCTTCTTGCTTATTAAGACTTACAGAAGCCACAAAATCGTTAAACATTTGTTTAATCTTGTCTAAAAACATCTCATTTGTCATGATTTCATCATTATTTTCGTTAGTTATTTGTGAATTAAATTCTTCCAAACCTACCACAGCCTCAATTGAAAAACCATGATAAGTTCCTTCTTTGACCTTTTGCCATATATCATCATTTTCGCAATAACAACCAATAAACCAAGAACCAATTGGAAGTGAAGGGTCAAGTCCCAATGCTATACTTTTGTCCATCGTCATTGATTCCTTAATCCAAGATTCTGTGATGGTTAAACCTTCAACCTCATCCTTGTGGGCTTCAGTCCAAGCATCTTGGAAACCCATCTTGAAGTAGTTCTTTGAAATCTTGTCAATTGCGTCAGCATCAAACTCAAGATAGTACTCTTCTCCACCATTATTGCGATATATAGAGAAATCTGGTCGAAGAGCACAACCATAAATCATTCTGCGTTCTCCTTCAGCAGCAACAAAGTTTTCAATCTTTTGTTCTGATAAGAAAGTGAACTCACTTTCAACAGCTGGTCTGTCAACTACGCTGAAAGCCAATCCCATGCTGTCATCTGCTGAAACTTTGTATTTCTTTAATTTCTTCTTCATAAAGACGTTTATTTAAACATAATTTATTTTAAATCTGTGCATTTGCGCCTTGTGGTGTACAATTCCTTGTTTGGATTTGGATAATTCAATTCAGCATGCTTGCAACATGAACACTCACAAGCACAAACATCAGCCAAAGGATAATATTCGTAATGCTCACAAATCCATTTCTTCAACTGGTCTTTCAATACCTCCACTTGATTCCTCAAATGCTGCCCAACATAAGTCATATCCTTTAAATCAAGACTGTCTGAGT